CATCACCATCAGCAGGAGCTATTGTAGGAACGCCACCGACAATCGGATTATAAAAACCCTTCTTTCTTTGCTCTACAAATTTTTCTTGAGCAGCTTCTAATTCTTGAGTTGTGGGGTAAATTCCTGTTTCAATAACTTTAATACCTTCTTCAGGAGGTAAAATCCCTAGCTCCATCATTCTAGTCACGACTCTATTAAATTGAGTTTCATCTTTAATTGAAACTTCTTCAAATTTAGCAACTGGACAACGACCCTTGAAACCTAAATTCTTGAATATAAGTTCCATTTCTGGCTGCATAAAATCATTTAAGAAAGCGTTTCTTGCCTCTTTCAATCTTTCAAAAAATACTTGCGCTTTTATTGTTGTGTTAGCAAACTTCTCAGAACCAATTAAGATATTCTGCAAACCTTCTTTTATATCTTCATTAACAATTTTATATTTTTCATACCCTAATACTTTATTCATATCAGGAATGATAAAATCAGCTTTTGTTGTATAATCTGCAACAAGCACACGACCAACAGATTGATTACTCAATAAAGACTGCATCGCAGATATGTTTTTATGATTTATGCCGCCTTTTGAAGGTTCTGTTCCTAAAGTGATCAGAAGAATAACATTTTCAATTGTTCGACAGATCGCTTGATCTATCTTTTTCATTTCTAACTTAAAATTAATATCATCTAAAACAGCAAAACCAAACGGCACAGCAAATGGCTCATAATCTTGTTTCTTATAAAAAGAATAAATAACATCAGTAGGGTTTAATTGTATTTTTAAACCATCTTGAGACCACTGCCCATTTTTAATTTTGTCTTGAGTTTCCGAATCTAAATTATCGTAGATCATTTTATCATGATCATTTTTGGGGTTCTGCAATCTTTCCAATTCATATTCAGAAAGTATTTTTTCATAAACAACTTGTTTCCAAGAACTTGTTCTTTTAACTGTCAAGTAAAAAGGATTTAATAAAGTATATTGTACAGGTATAGAATTTTTTACATCATAAGAGGTAGGATACTTAAATATCTTTTCTGTATTTTTATAATTTAATTCATCGTTATTTGCATAGCTTTGCAATATTCTCTGAAAATCATTCAACTGAAACTTAGCATTTATTTTGTAAAAAAATATGTTTCCACTTCTGTAATATTCTCTGAAATACTGATCCTTCACTCTCCACATCTTTACGTATTTCATCCATTTAGTGAAAAAATCTCTTGATTTTTGACTACCACCTTCTAATACTATTTCAGCATTAGAAAATTCTGACATTATGTCTACAGCATTTCTAAAAATAGCTACATTGGCATAAGCTTTTTGACACAACTCAATAGCGTCTCTAACATTATATCCATTGATTGACATCTCGAAAGGCAGTAAGCCTTCTCTGATGTTTGCATATTTATAAATCTTCGGCTTTACGGATATTCTATTTCTTCTTGTGCCAGTGGTAGAATCACCCCCTGTTCTAGAATAAGATGCAGAAGAGTCAAAATCATAAAAAGGGTCTCCTATAATTTGAGGCTCTGAAGACTCATTTTTAATTAAATCCTCTAAAGAAGCGTTTTTGTCGCTAGTTCCTTTAGAAAACTTGTTCCAATAATCTGATTTTTTTGTATACTTGCGAGTCATATTACATATAGTAATTACACAAAGTTACTTTTGAAGTGACTTTTAAACTTTTAATTTATAAACATAGGAGTAAAAGTTTCCTGAACAGCTTCTACTTCTGTATGTTTCATATCATAATATACTTTTACCAACCAATTTCCTAAAACTAATGCAGAATAACTGTCTTTTCTTGGTTTATCAGGCCCTGTTTTTCTTTTTAAGTTAGGAGGTAAATCGAAACTCTGCGTACCTTGAGACGTAGTAGTTATTTGTATCAAAGCGCACTCTGTTTTTGTCAAAAGTATCATATCTGACAAATGTTCAACAAAATCTATCATTTTAGCTTCTTCATTTTGTTTATCAGAATCTGCCATATTAGAGAATTTTATATTTAAAATATTTATTTTCTTTTTGGTTTGAGATCTAAAGTTATTGTCTATAGCTCTGCTTCCAAAAAATATACGTCTATGATCAAAATTAGCTTGTAATAATTCATTAGCGACCCTAATCCAACTAGAAGTTGGTTTTCTTAAAAATACGTATTTACAACTAGATTTATTGTATTCATTTTTTGCAGCTATTAAATTTTGAGCATAATCTTCTGGCTTTTCAAATTCTGTAGTCATTTGTTTAAGATCAATATTAGCATCTTTAAATAATTCACTTTCATTGCATGAATTCATAAATTGAACGCCACCGTTGTAATCCATGCAAACAGCCACAACGTTAAAGTTTTGTAATATATATAAAAGATATTTTATATGCTCTTTCAGCGAAGAGCCAGATAAAGCATAAGAGTGAACCAAAGTGCAAATTCTTTTTTCTTCATTTAATTTTAAAACTTGAATAGCAAAATCATCTGAAGATTCTGTTTCCGACCAAGATGGATCAACAGCGACTATATATTCATCATCTGGTCTTCCCACTACTTCTGTAGAAGGCATTTCACCGTCAGGAACAGTGCATAAAGCCATTTTAGAAATTTTAAAATATCCAGAACTGTCATCAGTAAATTGAGCCCCAAATTCCCTCATAAACTGCGACTCACTCATTGTCGCCTTTGCCTGATTAATAAGATTTTGATCATAGAGCTGAACAGGAGCGCAATCATAACTAAATTGCATAACACATCGCCTTGTTCTTTCTTTATTTTTGGGATTAAAAATTAAATTTTCATATTGCTCGTATAGTTTGTATAAATATTCAAATTTAAAAGATGCAGATGAAAGAGCTATTAATTTATTATTGGGCCATTGATGTCTATCTTCTTCAGAAAGCTTTCCTTGTTCAATTAACTTATTTTCTACTTGATACAACTCTTCTCTTTGTGTAGGGTTTTGAACAACAGATAAAAACGGCACTATAACTTCATTATAAATACGTTCTGGCATAAGCAAGAACTCATCAATAATAATGCGATGAAAACGAAATCCACGCAGCTTTTCACCATCACCTAAAGGTAAAGCACGAATTCTACTTTTTCCTATTTCCATTACCCATTCATCATTACTTTTCGAAACATGAGTAATACATTGTTTTAGTAAATAAGCCTCTGGTTTTGCAGCTATATCTTCTATCTTTTTAAAAATCATTTTTGACTGACGAAATGATCTAGAAAGAATTCCTGTTTCTACGCCTTGATTCAGTATTGCATCTAGTACAGCATAAATACCTGTTGTATAACTTTTACTCATGCCGCGAGACCACACACCTAAAAAGTAATCACTTTCCAACATGCTTTTAATAGCCATATGCTGAAAAGGAAATAGCTGCACACCAGTTATCAAATCAGTAGCAAATGTTACATTATTCCTTAAAAATTCATAAAACAATAACTTAGCTTCTTTTTCCTCTAAAAAGCCTTTCTTTTTCAATAAGTCTTCATTCGATATGAATTCTTTTTTTCTATTTTTTTGATTACCTGTTTCCCAACTCATGATCTAAATAATATTGCACATCTACATCCCATAATTTTTTTCCATGATAAAGTAAAAGAGGGATTAGTTTTAAAGATTTTTCTCTACTACCAGTAAAAACAAATTGTATCTTTCTAGGGTATTCATGCATTAAATCCCTCATGTTATGAAATATATATTCTAAATTTATTTTTCTTCTGAATCTACTTTGATTTTTTTTAATACTGTCTATGCTGCTCTCAGTAACAACAAACAAATAAGACTCTAAAGCTACAGCTTTTTCTAATTCTTTTTTAAATCTAGAAATACCCCCACTCATTGTTCCTAAAAAATCTGATTCGCTTTTTCTATCAACATAAGTGTAAGTATACTCTTTTCCTTTGATTAAATAATCTCCTACATAAAGTTTTTCTATTTTTGTTTTCTTAAAAGGCAGAGGATCTTGCTCTCTAGTATCAACCAACATTTCTAAATCATCAACTTCTTCTAAAGCGGTAAAATCTTTAGGCATTGGCTTATTTAAGAGCGGCTCTAAACCAATAGCTTTACATGCTTTAGTATAAGATTTAAAATGTTTATTTAATATATTAATAGGAGGC